AAAACGGACCGCGACGACGGCGACTTGACCAACGCGCAAGTCGGCGCCTTCCATGAGTTCGGGACAGCGACGATCCCCGCGCGGCCCTGGCTTGGCGGCACGCTGGACGCCAGGCCGCGCGAAGTTGCGGCCGCGCTTGATCACGCCGTTGTTCTGATCCTTGACGGCAAAGCGACGACAGCAAGCGCGCTAGGACAAGCCGCGCAACTGATCGAAGGCGAGGTCAAGCAATACATCGCAGACGGGATTAAGCCGCCGCTAGGACAGCAAGCGATCGACGAAAGAACGCGCCGGTTAGGATCTAACAAAGCGGCCAACGGCGGCAAGATCACGCCGCTTGTCTTGTCTGGCCAGTTGCGCGCTAGTATCCTTGGCAAAGTCACGAAAGATAGGATCGGCATATGATCACGCTTGACTTATCCGGAGTTGTTCAGTTGTTCGCGAACAGCACTTTGACGCGGCGCCGCTGGCCGGCTGAAACGTGGATCAAAGGCGTGAGCACCTATAGCGCCACGATCGACACGGTGATCACAGGCTTAGTCCAGCCGATCGACGGCGGCCGCGACGGCCGGATCTTGGAACAGCTAGCCGAAGGCCAGCGGACTTCCGCGCGCTTCACGCTTCACACGACAAGCGATGTTCGGACGGTCGATCGATCCGCCGGCGCGCGCGCTGATCATCTTGTCTACCAGGGCAAGACATACCAGGCCGCAAGCCTGGCTAACTGGGAAGATCAAGGCAAGTTTCGGCGCCTAGTTATGCTAGAAGTTGCGGAGGGTTAGCCGATGGCCGTGTTCGATCAAGACGCGCTAAACGACGCCGTTCACGACTGGATCGCGGCTTCACTTCCGACGATCACGCCGGCAGCAAGCGCGATCCGTTGGGCCAACCAGTATCCGCCCGTCGCCGATCCGCCGTTCGCGTTGCTAAACTGGGAGCAAGCGCCGGCGACCATGGGGCGCACGGTCGCGCCGGAAAAGCGAGTCTACGACACAGGCGGCGACAACTGGGCGGCAGAGTATACTCACCGCGCACGGATGTTCTTGTCGATCGACGTCACAGCGGCCGCCGTTCGCGGTTCAGCGTCCGCGCCGGCCTTGTTGCGGGCAATGCTAGACGCGCAAGCGGGGGCGGCCGTTACGGCGCTTGTAGACGCCTTGCCGGCTGTCGTGCTACGGTTCGATCCGGCGGTCGACTTGTCGGCCCTTGTGGCTGACCAATTCCGTAGCAGGGCGCGAATCCGCGCTGAGATCTACAGCAAGACGACGACGACAGAAACAGGCGACTACATCGCCGCCGGCGAATTCATCGCTACGGTAACGGAGATCTAACCTATGGCCGCGATCAGTAACATTATCAACGTTTCCGTATCAGTAAGCCGCGCCGCGCCAAGCAGGGAGGCCTACGGTATACCGTTGATTTTGCCGCCCTTGCACACGACGTTCGCTGAGCGCGTGCGGACGTATTCAGATCTTACAGGCTTAGTTTCGGACGGATTTGCAACGCATTCGCCGTCGTATAAGCTGGCGTCGTTCCTGTTTTCGCAATCGCCACGGCCGCCGAAGATCAAGATCGGCCGGATCGATGCTGGCGACGCTGGCGACCTAGGCGTTGCCTTGTCGGCGATTCAAGCCGCGGATCCGAAGTTCTGGGCTATCATCGCGCCGGCAACTTACAACGCAACGTCCGCGACTGAGCAAGCCTCGATTCTGCAGATCGCGGCCTGGGCTGAGACACGCCGCGTTTGCTACTTCGCCGAAACTGGCGCCGCCGATATGATCGCGGCCGGCGCCAACATTGCTAGCATGTTAAAGGCCGGCGGCTACACGCGGTCAACTGTCTGGTATCACGGCGTATCCCCTCAGACTCTAACGCTCACAATGGATTCGGCCCTTGTTGCGGCTAACCAAGTTGACGGCAAAGTGAACGGAAACGCCCTTGCTGCGACCGTCTTTGCTGGCGACAGCGACACAACCCTTGGCGCGCTTGCGACGGCGATCCAAGGCGAGGCCGCGGTTGCGACCGCGGCGGTAACCACGGTCGCGGCGGGGACAGATAACGATCGCGAGATCGTGATCACCGCGGCGACGCCGTGGCAAGACGTGAGTTTGACAAATTTCTTTTGCACCCTGGGCGCTTCACAGCCGGCGTTTTCGCCGGCCGTTGCTACGCCAGCAAGCGCCAGCTTGGCGGCGGCGATTGCTGGCCGTTGCTTGGCTAAGGATCCCGGTTCTGTCAACTGGGCAAACCAGGCAAACCTGGCCGCAATCACGGCCGACGATCTAAGCCAGACGGCGATCACGGCCTTAGAAAACCAGCGCGCTAACTACTACGCCCCGTTCACCGACGATCTGAGCTTTACGCGCCTAGGAACGACGGCGGCGACGTACTTTCTTGATCAGTTGCGCGGCCTGGATTCCATGGTTACGGCCTTGGAAGACGCGCTTTTGTACTTGTTCGCAAACACGGACAAGGTATCGAAAGACGACGACGGAAAAGAGATCGTTCGCAAGGAATTGATCAGCGTTCTGCAGCGTTACAAGCGGTTCAACTTTCTTGCGGGCGACGTGGAGCAAGCGGTCAACATGACCGGATCCACTTTTTCCGGGCGTAACCTTACAGGCATGGTGATCAACGCCGAAGGCGCCGGCGCCTTGAATGGCGTCGCCTTGCAGATCAACTTCACGGAGTAGAAACCATGGCTTACCGCCCTAGTTCAGTAATCGTAACCTACGGCCCGCACATTATCAAAGGATTCGCGGAGGGCGACTTTGTGACCGTCGATCAAGACGGCGACACGGCCGACGTCGTGAAAGGCGCCGGCGGACAATCGTCGATCATTGTTCGCGACGCCGATCAAGTCGCGACGTGCGAGGTTACGGTTTTTGCAGATAGCGCCGACAATCGGATCTTGACTCAGATCTACGCCGCCCAGCGCGCGCCAGGCGCCGGCGACTTGTCGATCTATCCGCTTATGGTGACAGATCCGAACACTCGCGAAGAAGAAATCTGGGAGCGTGCTGTGATCGTCAAGATTCCAACCCGCGCCCGATCAATCGAAGGCGTCCCGACCCGCGCCTGGACGTTCAAAGGCGTTATGAAAGCGGTCCCGCTACCCTAGCGCCGGCCGGCTGAGATCCAACCGAACACGGAAAAAGGAGCCAACACAATGGCCATGATCCCCGACAGAATGCCAAAATCTGTCCGCCTAGATGGAAAAGACTACAAGATCGGATACATACCAGCCGATCAGGCGCTTGACGTCTTTCACCGGCTGGCCGAGCTTTTCTTGCCTGTCATGCGTGAGCTATCACAGACCGGCCACGACTCGCAAGAAACGCAATTATTTTCAGCACTTGAACAAGGATTCTTGCGCTACATGCGCGGCGGGGCGGACACCGAAAACGTCGTCCTTCCCTTGCTTTCGGTGGTGATCGTCGACGCCCAGCGGCTTGACGAAGTCTGGGGCGCTCACTTTGCCGGGAAGTTGTTCACGTTCTACCGCGTTCTATGGGCGGTGATTCATCATAACTTCGCGGATTTTTTCGAAGGTCTGGACGACTTGAAGGGGCTAGCGGCGGCAATGGCGACGACGACAGCCGCGTCCGACCAAACAGCCGCGACGCCTACGGCTTGAAAGGTGTCAACAACTGGTTCTGGCGGCCGGTTCTGGAAGGCCTGGCGCCGGACGTTGCGACCGTTCGCACACGCTGGACGCTCACAGACCTGTTAGATTCGCACTTGATATGCGATGCTATGGATCGAGCCAGGGCGGCCGCTGCAGCCAGCTAGCCGCGATCCCTGCCAACGGGGCGGCAGAATCACCGGCGACGCGCTGAGCGGACGCACAGACAGCAAGGGGCGACGACATGGCGACGATTCGATCCCTGCTAGTCAAGATCGGCTTTCAAACGAACACGGGGCCGCTTGATCGCGCGCACCGGAAAACCGACTCATTTAAGCGAACGGCGTCCGGACTGGGCAAAGCCATGAGAATGGCCGCCGGCGGGATGGCCGCCTTCACGGCCGGACGTGTCGCGCTTGCGGCCGTGGACAAGCGGCTTGAGTTCGGCAAAGACTTAGCTTTGCTGCAGACGTTCTTAGGCGGAAACGTAAAGCGCGTCGGGGAGTTGGAAGGGTCGATCCGCGACCTGGCCAAGAACACCGGAAAGCCGGTCGGCGACGTGACGCGCGGAATGTCCGAAATCGTGTCGGCTTTCGGCGACGGTTCAGAAACAGTTGCTAAGACGTCGATCGCACTTGACGCCGCGCGCGCTGGATTTACCGACACGCTGAGCGCCGTCAAGTTGCTGTCTGTCGTGACAAAAAACTACGGCGACACAAGCGCGGCCGCAATGCGCCACGTCTCCGATCTGAGCTTTCAAGTCGTTAAAGATGGCCAGACGTCGTTCCCAGAATTGGCGGGAAGCATGGGCCGCGTTGCGCCGGTCGCGAAGTCCGC